GGCGTTCTTGTTGATGGTGAAGACGCCCCGGATGTAGATCACTCCGGTGGCGCCAACCGGACACGTGTACGCCGAAATGCCGAATACGTGGGAGAACGTGTAACCGTTGCCGCTCGTCATCCCGCCCGCAGGCGCAGTGACATACAGGGCGTCGCCCTGTTGAACTTGGGTTTTCATGGATCCCTTTTCCTATTGGGGAGGAAAGACGTGCGGTAGGGGCTCGGTTAGAAGGCCGGGCTCTTGTAAACGGATCGGAAATCGATCGCGCCGCAAGCAAAGTCATGCTCGAGCGAGACCTTGATGCCCTGGACGCCGAACGGCTCAAATGTCCGCACGCGCGGGCCGGTAGCGCCACGCAGAAAGCCATGCGCGAAGCAGGGCAGCCGCGTGGGCTCGCCGAACAGGTACCAGGAATCGTCCGTAATATTCGCGTCGCTGACGCTGCGCAGCCGACCCGAGAACGGGTTGACCGAGGTCGTCAACGTCGGGGTGATGTTGGTCACCATCTGATCGGCGTTGGTCTCCTGAATCGGGCCGGTGAGAATGATTCTCGGTGGCACATTCAGGTAGAGTCCCTGGATCGATTTCATTTGCCGCAACTGCTGCCGCGCGGTGGCGATGGTGGCGATCGCCGGAGCCGCACCGGTGGCCGCCAGATTGGCGTGCGTCGCGGTGTTGAACACCTGCAGCCCGTCCTGTTGCAGCGTCGGCCCATTGGCGCCGGTGCCGCTCAGAAACATCGTGAACCAGGTACTATTCTCAAACACCAACACGGCGTCGCCGGCCGACCCGAGCATCTGATCTATTGCCCCCATGTCGTCGTTCACCAACATTGTGCGGCTGATTGAGAAGATCACGCCGTACGGCACGACCGAGAGTGTCTCGCCGGTGTCCGCGGTCGACCCGTACTTCAGCTCGCCGGTCTCGGTCACCTGCTGCAGGGTCGGGAATTCACCGGCCCGGATCTGTGGATGCGGACGGAAATCGTTGAATGGCCGCTCGACCGAGAGCTCGCGATAGGTCGGCATGTGCAGCTCATATCGGGCCAACAGCGACTTGTTGAGCACGTTCTGGAAGATATTCGGAAAATCCGAGGTGGTGTTGAACGCACGCTCGATGATGCCGAACGAATCCGCCGCGGTGATAAACCCGCCGCGATGGCGCGGCTTCCAGTTGATGCACTCGGCGGCGATGCCGACCATGCCGAGCCCCATGTATTGCTCACTCTGGGCCCGATAGCGTTCGACGAACTGCTTGTGCTCCTTGTTTTTCGGCTCGTAGTTGATCGACGCGCCGCCGCCGCCGGATTCCAGCACGCGCCGGATTAGCGCCACTTCCATCGACTCAGCCCGGCCCTCGCGCTCGTCGCGCACCACCTGCATACTCGTGCTGGTGTAAGGCGGCCCGCCATTGCCGGAGCGCTGCGCCAAACGATTCAGCGCCGACTTGCGCACCTGATCCGGCCGCAGGCCGCGCGCAATCGCGTCGGCAATGTCGATCTGCACGCCGAGCACGCGGAACTGATCGCCGATCTGCGCGATCTCGACCATGGCCGCGCGCCCACCCGATTTGCTGGTGACGATCGGCGGCAATTCCATATCCTTATCGGAAGCGCGACCCTTCTTCTTCTTGGGCTCGTCGCCCTCGTCCTCATCCTCGTCGTCGTCCGGGACTTGGCGCTTCTTCTTGCCCTCGAGCTCGTCCGGGTCTTCGCCCTCTTCGCGCTTCTTGCCCTCGCCCCATTCCTTGTCCCAGTCGTCCTCGTCTTTCTTCTTGCCGTTGCCGTTACCCTGCCGGCCGAACTTGGTCTCGTTGACCTCGTGGTCCGGGGTGTAGCTGTGTTCGGTTAGATTCTGATTCTCGTTGCCTTCGTTCTTGTCGTCCAGCGGGGCCATCTCGCCACGGGGCATAGCCATTGTCGTCTCCTGATGTTCGGGAAGGTCTTGCCGCGCGACGTTCTTGCGCCCGCTAGGCGTCGAGGTTCTTGCCTCGGATCGAACGGCGGCCATGTGGTCCGCCGGCACAGAAACTAGTGATGCCTCGAGCAGCTCCCAGCGCTGCCCGGTGTAGGTCAGGGAATCATCGTCCCAGCGCACGAACATGGGATCGACCGCGCGCCCATCCGGGTCGGTGATGTTCCACTCGTCGACGCGGTAACCAATCGAGATTCCCTTGACCTCGCCGCGCTCGACCATGCCTTGGGCCATGCTGCCCTTGGGGGTTTCAGCAAATCGCAGCCGGCCACAGAGTTGGCCGTTGTCGATCCAAACATCCGACACGCGGCCGAGAATGTTGTCGATGCCGCCGACCGAATGCGAATCTAATAGTGGGATGCCGCCGTTCTGGGCACGCTTGAGATCGATCGCCCGTGGCGAGATCTCAAGCACTTCCATGCCGAAGGGACGGCGCACCGCGGCGCCAACGGATAGAACCGCTTCGACGGAGCGATCCGTGGAGGAGTAGGACAGTGGCGCAACGTCGACGAAACGCGTGGCGCGATCCGGCGGCCCGTGGCCGGCCAGTACCTGCACATCGCGCGTGCGCCCATCTTTCTCAGTAGCTTGATTGACGGCATTATTCGCAGTCGCAATCGCTTTTGAATCGTCGCCATATTCTTTGAGGGCAGCATTCGCCGCCGCCGCCCAGATTTTTTGTAAATGTGGGCGACCTTTGGTTTTGGCATTATGGCCGGGTGCATCAGAATCCGCCCATGGCAAGGCGTTATCTCCTGTTTGTTTCAGGCAAAGTTGCAGCGTGCTGCAAAAATGCAGCGCACTCTGTAAGTCAGGCGAGACGGGATGACTTACTGAACTTCAGAATCCGGCGGCGGGATTTGAACGTCGGTGTCGACCGGTTCCTCGAACAACGGCAACTCCGACCGCTTCGGCTTAGGCACTCTCTTTATTTCGGGCGGCGGCGTCGGAATCGTCTTCTTTTTCCGCCTCGAGGTCGTCGACCGCTGATTGCGCTCCCGGCGACTTCTTGGCTGTCGGCTGGCGGCCATGGATGTCCACTTTTCTCGGGTCGATGTCGAATACGAGCCCGTGCTTGTCGGCCTGTAGGAAGAAGCTCTCGAATTCCTTCAGATTGCGTTCCCAGTCGCCGCCGTTGGCCATAATGAACTGTTGCGGCGTCATCTGTCCGGAACGTACCGCGCGCACGTCGGCGTCGAGATCCTTCTGCGGATCCACCGGCTGCCAAGCGGGCGTGACCCACTCGACCGGGTACCCGGCCTGGCGCGGACGCAGGTAGCCGGCGAGAACGGCGCGGCTGATGAAGCGATCCCACACGCGCTGACACAATTGTGGAATTAAAATCAGGTCCTGCAGCGATTGAATCATTGAGCGGAATTCGATCTTGCCGGCGCGCAAGCTACTGTAGTTGGCTTGGCGCAAATCGCCCTGGATCTGGTCGTAGGTGATTCCCAGCCCGGCGGCGATCGCCATCAGGTTGAACAGCAACATAGGCTCGGCCTGGGTGTTGCTGGTCGGCTGCGCAAAGCTGATTGATTGCCCGGTGCGCAATTCCTTGATCATGCCCGGCTCGAGCGTCGACACGTTGGCATTGGGGTTGTCGTAATCGCCGATGTTCGCATAAGCGTTTTGCGCCGGATCGAACAGCGGCAATGTCGGGTCGTCATTCTGCACGAAGGCGGAAAAGCAAGCCTCGACCTTCGCTTTCATGTTCACGGCGTCGACGAAATCGCTCATGTCCCGCGCCGTCGTCAGCACCGGCGCGAACCACGGCACCCCGCGCACCTGACCCGGCCGCAGCGGTTCAAACAACAGAATCAGATTCTCGCCTGGCTGAAACGTCGAGAGCAGCGGAACCATGTTAATCGTGGTAATTTCGCCTGGGTGGTAGGCCCAGAGCCAAAGCCCGAGGAAGCTATCATATTCCCCGAGCCCGACGCCCATGCGCGAGCGCACCACCCCATACTTGGACGCGTCGCCATAAACGCCGTCGCGGAAATGATCGATATAATCGGCCTCGAGTAATTGCAGTTTCATGGGCAGGCCGG